GTGCCAGAATAATTACCAATTTTTACTCTTGCATAATCGTTAGATGTATCTCGATAAGCTACAAGAATATTTCCTGCTCCATCACTTGCTAAATTTCTTTGCGACATTTTGCCTGTTGGAGCATAAGTATTACTTGTAACAGTTACAGGCGTACCCCATGTAATACTTGTTCCTGATGAAATATCTCCTACAACAACAGTTGGATAATTGGAATTATCACCATCTTTTGAATACGCCCACACTTTGTCATTATGCGTATCATAAATTATATCTATTTTTGAACTTGCAGATGGATTAACAGTTGTTAAACTTTCTACTGTTGCAGTTGGTTGAGTATTAGTAGTTGTTGTACTCGTTAAAAACTTTTTAATATTTCCTGCATCATCTGAAAAATAGTCATCACCAATCGTTAAGCCTGTTTGGTTATTGTTTATTGAACCAACAATATTAATATCTACAGGATTTGTATCACTTGCGGATGTTGAAGCGACTCCGAGATAGTTGTTATCTAAGTTTTTTGTTGTTACAGCACTTTGGGCAAACTCAAAAACTTGACAAGCTATATCCGAATCCGAACCTGTATCTTTAAAGACCAACAAGAAAGGATTTTCCGACTCACTTGTTATTGGGGTTCTGCTCATACGAGGCTGCTGACCAGAATATGTGCCTGCACCATGTCCTGTTACTGTTCCTGTAGCAACAACACTTGGTACTGTTCCTGTAATACTTATTGTATAATAAGTTGCTGTTCCTGAGTGTCCGCCTACAAACATAATAGATTTATCTGCTGTTGTATCAAAACCAATAGCCGAGTGAGTATTGTGTCCTGTATCTGAAAGTTTAACTTCTGTTCCAAAACTGACCGATGTACCTGATATAGTTCCCACTATTGCGTATTCTCTATCACTATCGTCTGGTCGTGAAAAACCTATTAAAAACTTGTTCACGCTGTCATCAAAGCATATTGAAGGAAAATCAAAAGAACCTGATCGTATTTCTGTAATCGAACCCAAAGTCAAAGCTGTACCTGAATTAGTCATAACGATAGCATTACCGCCTCCACCCCCACCACCGCTTTCTTCAGACATAATTAAAAATTTATCGGCACTGGTGTCATAGGCTATATCTATTACTCCATCACCACCTATATCACCATTTAATGTAGGAGACTCCACAGAGTAACTGACACTTGGGGTTGAACCGCTTATGTCAATAACAGAGGCATGAGCATTATAGTCTCCGCTATCCAATCCATAATAGAGAATGATGACATCGTTTTGGTCAGGATCAAAGATTCCTGTTAATTTATAATTAACTTGTGTAGCATCTAAATCTGTTCCTGAACCGATAGTCGGAACTGTTCCACTAACTGTTCCTGTCGACCCTCTTATGTACCCATCGCTTGTCCTTTTCCAAAAAACACCAAATCGTGATGCGTTGCTATCCCATACAACTGCGGTTTCTTCACAGGCCTCACTTGTTGCAACAACAGGCGTTCCGTATGTAACAGATTTTCCTGAACCTGATATTGTTGCAACAACAAGTGTTGGATAGTCACTATTATTGTCATCTTGATAGGAAACAAACACCTTTCCAGAACCTATATCATCACTAACAAAACCCTTAGAACCCTCATTGTCTGTTATTTTTGCTAGTGTTCCCCAACCTTCTGTGACATCTACACCAGATGTCGAAGAAGCAACTTGGGCTGCTTTTCCTGCATCAGTTAAGATACATGGCTTGCCTGCGGTTATTGCGCCATCTGCGGTAAATGTTTTAGATATACCTTGATCATTAAATCCAGCTTTACCGGCTGGATAAGTAACAAAAACATCATGCGTTCCTGAAGTTAAAGTAATTTTTGAACCAGAATTAGAACTATCTAATACAGTTGTCCTGGCAAGAGTAGTGCCAGAACTTGCATAGGTTCCTAGGCCTACCTCCCACGCAGTACCGTTTGCATCAGTCAATGCATAGTAGGTTGTTGCACCGTCTCCAAGCACAGAAAATGCCTGATACCCAGCAACAGCACCTGCTAAAGTTAAGGTGCCGGTTCCTGTAGTACTTGTTGTCTCTTTTATCCTATCTTTAACTAACAGAGCCATAGAAGGTTTCCCTTTCTACGCTATGCGAATTATAGCATTACTAGAGTCAGCAGTTGGGAATTGGATTGTGAAATCTCCAGAACTTGATGATTTGTCAGAACCAAAATCAAGAACACATACACCTTTATCAGATTGTGTTGAGTTATAAATTAAAGCACCTCTAGCTGTAATTGTAGAGGTACTAAAAGTTGTGTCAGCAAAATCTGTAAAAGCTGTTGTACTTGAAGAGGTTGGTGTTACATTTGTTAGTGAATTACCACCAGCAGAGTATCCTGTTCCTGTTGTTTCATTAGTTGTTGCATATGCAGTAGTTGCAGCATCTAATGTAGCTGAGGAAGTATACAATGCAAGTTTAAATGTTGCACCTGTTCCAGCTGATCCACCTCCTGATCCGTTATAAAAGTTGTGTACACCTTGTAAAAGTTCAGTCTTAAAACTTGTGCACATTGCTTGTGTTATAGCCATATTACATTCTCCTTATAATTTCAGCGAGGTCATCATGTCCCTGTTGGGACAATGTACCACAAATAGTCGTACGCTCAGATAATATAGCTTGTTGCATATAATATCTCAATACCTTGTGGACATTTTCTTTAAATGCTTCTGCCTGGTCTCGTATTGCAGGAGGAGCATCTTGGGAAACTGAGATAATGTGATTGGTTGCTCTATCAGCCCAATGATCACTATCTAGCCCCTTATTTTCGGTTGTTACTACATTAACCGTTCCGGTTTTTACGCCAATTTCTTCTGTAAACATTAAGTCACCTCTATTCTTAAACTATCAAAACGATATTCATCACGCCTATCTCTACCTTCAAATAGGTTTTTCTGTCTTGATATTTCCTCTGCGAACCTTTTTTCGTATTCTTGCTGTAAGGTAGGTTCTCCCTTCATAAAAATATATGCTTCAACTAATGTTCCATATAAAAGAGCATTTCTTGCATTTTCTGATAAATAAGTACCAGCTGTATTTACTGTTAAACTTGGAGGTCTATACAAATAATTTAATTCCATTGTGTAATCAACATCTGGAGTCGGTGATAATAAAAATGTATTATCTTCATTTTCTGTATTACTACCAGCATCAAATTCTGCATAATACTTTGGTCTTCCCATTAAATTTGTTTGTGTTGGATCATAATCATATGCTTGAATAAAAGACGGATGTTTTTTATCAAGATAATGATAATCACCATTTGCATCAATTACAGCTAATGAAAATGATGCCAAATAATCTTCTGGGCCTTTTAAAAATCTATTACCAGATGTAGAAGTACCAGTAGATGTTTTTCTAAATACATTTATTTGCACAAGTTCTAATAATCTTTCTTCAGCATTTTTAATAAAATCATTTATTGTGCTTACAAAAACAGATTCATCGTTTTGCGTGTAATTTTGTACTAATGTTTTTAATTCATCTAATGTCATGTTATCACCACCGTGACTGTACCAACATTTGATTCCATTTGCGATACAGAAAATGCATAACCTATTGGATCAAGAGTTTTATCTGTAAAAGCATTTACTTTAGTAGTTTTTACTACACCCTCGCCCGCAGGCGTGTCTTTATCTGGTCTAGGTTCCCATAAGGCTTCTGGGTCTACTACATTAACTCGTAATTCTAGCTGCGGTTGTTTTGGTTCCCAACAACTAGGACATGTTTTTAATCCATTCCACTCTTTATGTAATTGTTTTAAGTAATAGCGTTGTCCACATCTATCACATTGACCAAGAGCATTTTTTCCAGCAGCATAAGCCATTATGTTAGTCTCCTATAACTACGCATAGAAGGTCGTATCTGATAACTTTCTCTTACTTCATCTTGTTCTGCTGCTCTTTTAAATTCTTCTTCGTAAACAGCTTTTAAAAGTTGTGTTCTTTCTGGTGCTCTTTTCATAGATAGATAATAAGCAAGACCACTAGCTAAACATGGGTAAAATCTAAACGGAACTTGCATAGTGTTTGGACCATGATCAGCATCGTCAATTCTTTCTAAATAGTTATAAACAATTTTGTCACTGTTGTTATCTGATGTCGGCCATATTTTTATTTTTGGAGCAATTTGTTTATCTACAAAATATTGACTTGGTGTACTTTCATCAGTTTTATCTGGAATCTGTAAATATTCTTTACGACCA